ACTGCCCGGACACAGCAGACGGGAATTTTGTGTATGAGCATGTGAAGCGTGGAAACATCACTGGCAGCAGCTTTATGTATGTCAATATCGACGACGAATGTAACGTGACCTACACAAAGGAGAAAGACGAAAACGGCAAAGAGCAGATCATTAGAACGGTGAACACCATCGACAAGCTGCTGGACGTGGCCGTAGTTATGCGCCCGGCTTATCCGGCAAGCAGTGTTGAGGCCAGAGCCGACGAAATGAAAGAACTGGAAGCCGCCATTAAGCGCGCGCTGGGAGAGGCTGACGAAGACGAGCCCGGAAGCGGTGACGAAGACGACGACGAGACCGCACAAGAAAGATACTGGCGCAGTCGTCAGCTGGCTAACGACGCTTTGCGCGAAGCCTTAGAAATCGAAATGCGACACAACTAATTTTTATTCACCAACTTTATAAAGTTTACAATTATGCCAAAGAGACAAAAGAGCGCGGAAACACGCGCAAAAGAAAAGAATCTGCGTAGCCAGCTTCAGCAGAATAAGCTGAAGATGCAGCAGATTAGTGACAAAATGGTAGCTGAAAAGCGCAGTATGACACCCGAAGAGGAAACCGAAATGGCAAATCTGCGCACAGCTAACCAGCAGTTAGGCGTACAGCTTGACATACTGGAAGCACCCGACTACGTGCCCACGCAGGAGCGCGCAGACCGTGACGAAGCTACAGCAGAGATTTTGCACAGTATGTGTAATATGCGCGGCGTGCCCGAAAAGTACGGCTATCTGCGTGCTGCTGGTTATCCTAACTGTATGATTATCCCGGCAAGTGAAGCTGAGGCTTCGCGTATCTTAGCCCGTGCCGACGAGGAACCCGGACAAGCGCAGGAGCCAGTCATACAGACGCTTAACACTGTTACGCCTATCGTGCCTATCACTATGCACGACATCGTAGAGCCGCTTTCGCATTTGCTTATCTACGACAAGGTAGGTTTGCGCGTGCAGCACGGCATCGAGGGGCAGTGGAATTTCCCGGTAGTAAGCGGCGTAGAAGCCACTTTCTTAGGCGAGAACGTAGAAGTTACCGACAGCAAGCTGGACTTCAGCAAGATTACGCCGGAACCCAAGCGTTACAGCATCAGTATTCCCGTGTCTAACCTTGCTATGATTCAGTCTGTAGGACTGCGCCAAATCGTGATTAACGCCATTTCTACGGGCGTGGCTAACCTTATTAACAAGGTTACTTTCTCCACTTCGCAGATTGGGCAGGCCGCTACATTCCCCACTGGCCCGTTTGTAGGCTGTGACACCATTAACGCTGCTGCTACTAAGATTACCTACGCCGAGGCCGTGGCACTGAAGTACACCGTTATCGGCAAAGGTGTGCTGGGTGCTGAATTCGGCTGCTATGTATGTACGCCGGAGACCTACGCAGAACTGGCAACCACGCCAAAGGATGCTGGCAGCGGCCTTATGGTATTGCAGGACGGTAAGATAGACGGCACGCCCGTATTCTATACTACCGACTTCGACAGCAATAAGCTGGGCTTCGGTATCTTTAGCTATGACGTTTGCGGCTTCTTTGGCCAGCAGCGTTTGGGCTTCGACGCTACCAGCAAGGATGCTTTGAAGCAGGATATGACGTGGTTTGTGCTGAATGGCCACATGGACTTGAAAGCACTGCGCACAGAGGCATTTGCCTACATCACCAAGCACAACTAATTCGGGGTGCTACTACTTCTTTCTATCAGTGGCGGCTGGCTGGCACGTTGAGGCTGGCCAGCCGCTTAACTTAAAACGAAAACATCATGGCAACATTTGCGACACTGGAAGACCTCAAAGCACAGTGCAACGTAGAACACGACGACGACAACAAAATACTACGCCAGCACTTAGACACGGCTGAAGCATGGGTAGAAAAGACCATACAGCAGCCGCTACAGAATGTATGTGTGAACGGCCAGCTGCCAAAGCCAGTTAAGCAGGCTATACTTATCTACGCCGCCGGACTTTACGCTAACCGCGAACCAGTGGCTTTCAGCGGCCAGCCTACAGCCATACCGTACTTTAACCCGTATGCGCTTCTAACGCCATACATTAACTACCGATAATATGCGCGCCGGACTATTAGACGAATTCTGTACTGTGTACGGTGAGAGCCGCCAGCAGTCTGCCAGCGGCTTCATAAAACGCGAGACCGTGGAACTGGCGCGCGTGCGCTGCCATCGTATCAACAAGCGAGAGAAAGCAGCCATAGCAGCCAACGAAGAACAAGTGCAAGGCCAAGTGACTTTGCAGCTACGCGACGACAAACGGCTGCAAGGTGCTACCAGCTTCAATTATGACGGCGAAGACTACCATATAGTGCAGACTATCCGGCAACGCCGCGACAAGTCGCTGGAATACACCGGGCAGCAGATACAGAAATAACTATGGGCAGACTGACAGAATACTTTGGCAAAGGTGGCGGCACCGGGGGAACTGGCGGCGGCATAGCCAACGAAGTAGAAGTAAAGTATAGTGGCATCGAACACTTAGACGCTGCATTACAGCAGCTGTCAGAGATCGAGAGAGACCGCGCCGTGCAGAACGGCTTACGTGCTGGCGGTGCTTATTTAGTACGACAAGGCCGCAAGCGTCTGCGCAACGGACTGAAGACAGACAAAGCGCACATGCGGCGCGAGACTGGAAGACAGCCCGGCAACCTACTGAAGTCTTTCGTGGTGAGGCTGAAGAAAAGCCGTACTGGTGCGCTGGTAGGCTTCAAACGCCCGGAGGGTAGCCACAGCCACTTAGTAGACTTAGGAACCCAAGAACGTGAGACACACAGCGGCCAAAACCGTGGCAAAATGCCATCACTTCGCTACTGGACTGATACACGCGAACAAGACACTAATACTGCTTTGGGCTATGTCATAGAGGGCATAGAGAAAGCAGCTATACGCAGGCTGGGAAAATGACACCGAGGGGGCAGAAACGAACAAGCCACCAGTAATATAAAAAGCAAATATGGCAAAGTCGAATATACGGGCAGGCGCAACAATGCGCGACGCGCTTCTACAGAACGCTGTGCTGGCTGAAATCATAGACCAGCGCGTTTTTCCGTTACGCGCGCCAAAGAACACCAAAGGCAACTATATACTATACGGGCGCGACGGTTACGAGGCATCACGCACGCTTATGGGAAACGTGGAAAACGTGGCTGAAGTAATGGTGAACGCCTACAGCACTGATTATGACGAAACACTGGATATGGCAGAAGCCATCGAAGACACCGTGCGCGTTATGCGCAACGCTGGCACAGAAATATTTGTAGCCGACGCGATAGAAGACGTAAGCGGATATACTGACACTGGCGAAACCATCTTTGTGCAGTCATTCACAATAAAATTCGGAACACTTCAAAAATAATTCATAGTATTAACATTTAAACATTAAAAAATTATGGCAGCAGGAGCATACGACAGCGCATCTGACATCATGCAGGGTCAAATGCTGATTTACGTGGATAACGCGCTTTTCGCCTTTTCCACAAGTACCGAACTGGCAGTAAACACTAACATGGTAGACACCAGCAACCAGTTAGACGGTGGCTGGGAAAGCAGCCTACCCGGTAAGAAAGGCTGGACGCTTAACGGCCAGTCATTCGTAACACAGAACAACGGCGGAACCAGCGCAGACGCTTTGCTGGCAAAGCAAATCAACGGGCAGACCGTCAATGTATGGTTTGGTAAGTGTACCATCACAGACAACGCAGAGGGCGGCGTAGACGTGGTTAAGGAGGCAGGCGGCTGGACTGGCAAAGCCCACATTACTGGCTGTACCGTGACCAGTGAGGCCGGAAACCTTGTTAAATTCCAGTGCAACATGCAGGGCACTGGCGCGCTGAAGCAGGCAAACGAGTAACGGCGTAATTCATAGTCAGTATTTGTTTTAGGTTAGGGAGCCAGCCGGGTAACTGGCTGGCTTTTTCTTTTTATGCTTACTTTATCGAATATCATAGAATGGGAGCAGCTGACGGGAAAGAAGCTGCAAGAATACGACGGTAGCAGTATAGACGACATGGCCGCTTTGGGCTATGTGCAATACGAAGACCGCCGCAAATGGACGCTGGCAGAATACAAAGACGCTTTGATGCTGGCAAAGGAAATGAAAGAACTGGAAAGCGTAGCACGCCGTGCCGCGCTTGAATTCAGATATATAGCACAATTCACTGCGAAAGTTGAGGCTGACGGCGAGAAAAGCGACGAATCAGTGACAGAGATATGCGGCCAGCTTATCACCAAAGGCATAGACGGAAATTTTCTGTTATCGCGCGGGCTGGAAGATTTAGGCTGGCTGACGCGCGCCGCGCAGAAGCACGAACAGCAGCAGCTTGAAAACGCGCGCTTTTGGGCTTATCTACAGCTATCGCCGTACATCGACAAAAACAAAGCCAAAAACGCTAAAGAATTCCTACCGTTTGCATGGGAAACGCTGGAAAGCAGCACCATAACGGACATGGAAAAGAAGCTGGCACGGGCATTTTTTGGAAATAAAAAGTAAAACAATATGGCAAAACTTAACTTTTCTATCGCGCTTAACTTGCTAACGCAGGGCATTAAGCATGGAGTGACAGAAGTAGAGGGGTACTTTAAGAAGCTACGCAGTACCATAGTAAGCACGCTGGGCGGGCTGGGCATCGGTTTGGGTATAGCTGAATTCGGGCGCAGCATGATAGCCGCCGGAAAAGACTTTGAAGCTGGTATGGCCAGAGTGCGCGCAGTGACAAACGCCAGCACTGAAGACTTCAAGGCTATGGAAGCAGAGGCTAAGAGGCTGGGCGGCACTACAAAGTATACGGCCAGCGAAGCCGCCAGTGCTTTGGAGAACCTGACACGTAACGGCTTAACGCCCACGCAGGCTACAGCCGCTTTGTCTAAGACGCTACAGCTGGCGCAGGCTAACGCCATAAGTTTAGCTGAAGCGGCAGATATGGCCACCAACACCATGAACGGCTTCGGTATGAGCGTAGACGAGTTAGGGCGCGTTAATGATATACTTTCCAGTACAGCCGCGCACAGTGCCACTAACGTAATAGAACTTGCAGAAGCCGTTAAGAACGCCGCGCCACTGGCTAAGAACTGCGGCGTAGGCATCCAAGAAACTAACGCCGCGCTGGGTACGCTGGCAAACGTAGGCATTAAGGGCGCGGACGCTGGCACAGCTTTGAAGCAGATCTTTATGGGGCTTTCCACGGAGAGCGCGAACGGTGCAAAGGCACTGGCAAAGTACGGGCTGGAAATCAACCAAGAAACCATAGCCGTGGACGGGCTGGCAGGCACATTAAAGAAGCTATACGAAAGCGGCATAGGCAAGAGTAACCAAGACTTAGCAGACGTGTTTGGGCGGCGTGCTTTCAGCGGCGCGGCTGCTTTGATTAACAACTACGAAAAGTTTATAGAACTTAACGAGACACTGGCAGGCAGCTACGGAGAGACAGAAAGAATGTTTGAGCAAGGCAGCGGGCGCATGGAAAACGCGCTGGCCAGTCTTTCGTCTGCATGGGAAGCGTTTCAAATCGAAATCTTTCAAGGCGGCGAAAACCTATTTGTGGCACCTATCGAAGCACTTACTGGATTTATACGCTATGCCACTGAAAACTTAGGCACGCTGGCCGTTAAGATACTGGCCATATTCGCAGGCGTGAAAGTTATACAGTATTTCCGGCAATGGCAGGCAGCATCCGGCACGGCGTTTATGACAATGGCAGCGCAGGCGCAGGCAGCGCACGCAAAGGTAAACACCTTAGAGCGCGCCGGGCTGACACTGAAGAAACAAATAAAAGCACTTGAAGCACAACTGGCAAAGGCAAGCGCAGACCAGCGTTTAGCCATAGAAGTACAGCTGGAAGCAAAGAAACGCCAGCTGAAAGCCAACGAACTGGCAGTAACGAAAGCCACTGAAGCCGCCAAAGCAGCAGACGCGCAGGCAGCAGCCGTGAAGTCTGCGACTGGCTGGCAGCTTGCTATGATCAAGATACGCGCAGCAGCTACAGCAGCAGCTACAGCTATGAAAGCAGTATGGAGTACCGTTTGGCCTATGCTGTTAATGACCGTAATAGTGGAAGTTATCAGTAAAATTTCGTCACTGATAAAAGAAGCCGCTGGCGCGCGTAACATCATAGCAGACATAGAACGTGAAGCCAGCCACGCGGAAAGCGAACAGCGGGCAAAAATAGCCGCGCTTTCGCGCATTATCCATGACAATACGCAGAGCATCAAGAACCGCCAGCAGGCTATAGCGGACTTGCAGAAAATTGTGCCGGACTATCACGCCAGCTTGACACAAGAGGGCAAACTGATAAACGACAACACAAGCGCGCTGGACGCTTACTGTAAGAAGCTAAAACTGGCTTCAGAGATACAAGCCGCCAGTACAAAGCTGGCAGACGCAGAACTGGAACTAAAAGAATTTACCAGTAACGCCAGCCGTGGCGTGTCCGCTGCATACTTTAACGAGCGTGTTATGGGCATGTCCGAAAACGACGCAATACGTGAGGCTACAGCGTCACCAAGTGGCTACAGAGCATTTAAGGCTAAAATGGTGCGACTACAAGGCAACGTAGACAAACTAAATAGCTACATCGAGGACAAGACAAAGGAAATGAACGAAATAACCGTAGCCAGCGGCACCGGGGGAACTGGTGGCGGTGGTGGCGGTGGTGGCACCGGGGGAACTGGTGACAGTAAAACAAAGTCAGACCTACAGAAAGCACAAGAAGACTACGCACGCAGTCTGCGTGAACTTGACGAAAAGAAGCGGCTGGAACTGGTAACTGAAAACGAATACCAGCAGCAGCTTTCCCGGCTGAATGAAGAAACACTGCTAAGACTGCGCAGTAGTGACGACGTGGCCGCGCGTGAATCTGAATTTGCAAAGAAGCTGGAAGTAGCCGTAAAGAACGACGTGGCAAACAAAGCCGCCAAGAAACTGGCAGAGGCAGAAGAAGCGTATAAGAAGACAATAGCCGAGGCTGACAGAAAGAAAGCTAACGGCGTGCTGACAGAAGAAGACTACATCAAAGCAGTGCTGGCAGCGCAGACGCGCTTCATAGAGCAAGCCGCCGCCATCGACGGGCTGACAGACGAACAGAAGCACACTATCAAAACCATACAGCAGTACCGTAAGGCTTTGGAAGTGGGAACCATGAACACTAAGCTGGCGCAGCAGCCCGGACATGACCGTACATTTGACTACAAGTTAAGTGCTGACGAAATCGCTAAGACTGAATTAGAATACCAGCTTGAAGAAGCTAAGAAGCGGCTGGCAGAAATGAAGACACTGGCCAGTGACATGACCAGTGAGATAGACGCGCAGATGAAGAAAGTAACGTCTTTAGATGAGGCTTTGAAGCTGGCAAAGGTGCGCGCGGACATCAAGGCACTGCAAAAGGATTTGGCACGCACAGAATGGAACAGCGTAAAGGATTTGGCCAGCAGCACAAACACCATCGTAAGCGCATGGACTAACTTAGCCGACACGTTAAGCGACGAAGACGCTACACCGTGGCAGCAGATAGCAGCTATTTGGAACGCGCTAACGCAGAGTGTAGACGGCTTTCTGCGCATCATCGACGCTGTAAACGCATGGACTGAAGCCAGCGAGACTTTACAGAAAGCGCAGGCCGCTGAAGCCGCTATGGTGCAGCAGACGACGGCGCAAAAGGTAGCCGCCAACACGCAGGGCATAGCCAGCGATCAAGCAGCAGCCGCCGGAACCGCTGCAAAGGCCACTACGGAAGTAGCGGCAAATACTGCCAGTGCCGCGTCTTCAGCCGGAGCCAGTGCCGCTAAATTACCATTCCCGGCTAATCTGCTGGCCGTGGCCGCTGCTATCAGTGCCGTGCTGGGCTTAATGGCTGCTATTCCTAAGTTTGCAGGCGGTGGCGTGGTGCAAGGTGGCAGCAGCATTAATGATTTACAGCTGGCGCGGGTCAATGCTGGCGAAATGATATTAAATGGCAGTCAGCAGAAGCGTTTATGGAACGCTATAAACAGCGATAGGCTGGGCGGTAACTTCAGCGGTAAGCGCATAGTGGGCGTACTGCGTGGCAGTAACTTGTACTTACTGCTGGAGAACTATAAAAAACAAACTAAGAAGACATGACACCGAGGGGGCAAAGAGTGGCTGACAGAATGTATTATAAAGCATTTTTATGAGTTACGGGCTAAAATATACTATACCATTCGCTTCACTACACGGCAGAAAATACCGGGTAGAAATAGAGGAAAGCGGCTACAGCGGCGAAGTTACAGAACTTACGGGCGCGCCGTCAGCGTTTACCATCAGTATAGCTAACGACGCTTTCATTTATACACCGTTGAGGCTTTCCACTGGCACCATAAGCGTAGTAGGAGAAGCAGAACTGCGCCAGCTGTTTGCGACGGGCTGGCAGCAGTACCGTGTTACACTGGTAGAGATAGACGCGCATGATAATACAAGCGTGGTGTGGTGTGGCTTTGTACGCCCGGAAGAATACACGCAGGACTACAGCGGCGGCACACAGCCGCTTGACATCGAAGTGCAAAGTGCTGTAAACGTACTGGAACAGATACCGTACAAAGTGGCCGCGCAGGACGGTAAGCCGGGCTTTGTCAGTCTGCGCAGTCTTATAGGCCGCGCGCTGACGCTGGCAGCTGGCAGCTACAGCCGCGTGTACGTGCCGCATACGTTTGCTATCGACCACGACCACTACGGCGAAAACGCGCTACTGCGTGAAGACTGTCAAATATCAGAACAGAATTTTTTCGACGAAGAAAGCAAGCCAATGAACTGGCTGCAAGTGCTGGAAGAAATCAGCCGTTTTGCGCACGTCACACTTTGCGACTGGCGCGGTGATATTTGGTTTGTAGACTATGACTATAAAGACGCTTACGACGCTTACAGCATAGGCATGTCACTTGTTGAGGCTAACGCCGTCACGCCATCATACAGAAGCGTGCAGGCTATAGGCTACCACGGTAGCCAGCACACACTTGACTTGCTGGGTGGCTACAATAAGGCCACTATAAAAGTGTCTAACTATTCCGCTGCCAGCAGTGGCAACAGCCAAGTAATTTTGCCAAATGACGACATGGGCAGTCTGTCGGTGTTTAAGGCGTGGGAAACCGACGCAGAATATTCAAAGACAGAGGGAGAGGGCGCAGATAGAATATGGCACAATAAGCGCAGACGGTGCGCTACCAAATGGCTAAACGGCTCAAAGTGGAAAATACGCCAGTTTAAGGCCACTGGCTACACTGTGGATAATCAGCAAATAACACGCATTAACCCGGTACAGTATGACGGTCAGACACTACGCGAAAAAGTGGAAGAAGTCACACTGGCAGAAACAGCAGCCGCATACCAGCACCCAATAGGCGTTAATGACGGCTATCTTTGGGCACTGCCAACTGGCGGCAACGGCGTAGTATATGGGGCATATTTTATCCGCGTGGCCAGTATCGACTATATCAGTGAGGGAACAAATACTAAAGTAGCAAACACTGGCGACCCAAACCAAGACTGGAAGATAGTCTACCCGGATAATCAGTTAGAAAGCAGTGAATGGAACTGGCAGAATTATTTAGTTATTCTATCCGTAGGTAAGGGCGGCGGCGCATACAGAAACCCGTCTGGCGGTGACTGGAGCTGGGCATCTTTCGCTGTGCGCATGGAAGACAAATATCTTTTGGAGTTTGCCAACGCCACGCCGGAAGCCAGCTATCCAAACGGCTGGGTGAAGATAGAAGTAAAGAGTGCTACTAACTTTGTGTCCGGCTGGGGTGTGCGCAAAGAGACCACAGCGGAATTATACTGCATACTGCGCATAGGCGAAAAATACTGGAACGGCACCAGCTGGCAGGCTACCGGCTGCTACTTCAGTATTGAGATAGACGACAACGGCGACGCAAAGCAAAAGGCCACGCCGGAGCAAATAGCCGCGCTGGGTACTGTAGACTGCTTTGCAGTGCCTATACTGGAACAGCTGCAAGGTAGTGTAGAATTCGTTATAGTGGGAGCCAGTCAGAACATAGCACTGCAAACGCTGAAGTTAAGCTATGACGTTATGGATAACGGAAGCGTGACAGCTGACGACAACGGCGACCGTATATATACCAACGAAGTAAACGCTGACTTTATCAATGAGTTAGACGAAATAGAAGCTAAGATAAGCAGCTATAACAATGACGGCGCATGTTTTAGCAAAGTTATGCTGAACGGCAAATATATAGAAGCGCATTTGTATGAGGGCGTGACACATAGGTATGTACGCCCGGAAGAAATGCTACTGCGCAGAATCGTAAGCCAGTACGAAGTGCCAAAAGTGAGACTATCCCAAGAACTGCGCCAAACGCCTGAACTGCTGCCAGCTGACATTATCACGGATAAGACACAGCCGGGGGCGCGCTTTGTGCAGACTGGCGGCGAAATAGATTTTGCTAACGACACGGCCACCGTGCAAATGATAACATTTGAAGAATGAAAGACGTAAAAGCAATATCGTACATTATTCCGGGAAAAGGCCGTAGCGAGAACTTCAAAGGAACTGGCGGCGGCACTACCATTATAAACAACACCACCACAAGCGGCGGCGGTAACAGCGGCGCGTCTACTGACAGCGTGAAGTATGCAGAGGAAGCGCACACTGCTAAGTATGCAGACGAAGCCGGAAAAGCTGCCATAGCTGAACGTGCCAAAGCAGCAGACGCGGCCACTGAAGCAGCACACGCGCAGACCGCTGACGTGGCAGAGACAGCAGGCGAAGCAACCAAAGCCAAACATGCAGACGTGGCCGTTAATGCGCAACGCGCAGACAGCGCAGATCACGCTAACTTAGCGAATGAGGCCATACACGCGCAGACAGCTGACAGAGTGGGAGAGGCTGACCACGCAAAAACTGCTGACTTAGCTACACTGGCCAAGAATCTGACAGCAGACAGCACAGACTGGCAGAAAATCGACGGCAAAATAGAGGAATCGGAAAAGCGCGCAGAAAAGAAATTCTTATCAAAGCTGCATGACGACGTAGCCAAAGGAAAGATAACCTTTGAGGACTTTATTACGCTGGTGCGTGGCATGTGGCTGGGTGACGCTAAGATAGTGCGCGCTATCCAAAGCGGTGCTGCTGTTGAGGCTGACGACACGGCCATTATGACCGTAGCCAAAATGATAGGCACATTTCTACGCAAAGACACTGAAGACGAAACCCGGTATCTGCTGAAGCTGCTGGGCGGTGCTATCTTTGCGTGGCTGAAGACACCCGACTGGACGGCTGGCGGCATGTTAGGCACTGGAATAGGTGCGTACCAAGATGCTGGCGGCATGTGGGTAATAGAGTGTGATAAACTGCTGGTAAGAGTTAAGGCCATCTTTGAGGAATTAGAAATACGCCGTCTGTCATACGTGGGCGGTAACTTGCTGCTTTCCGGCGCAGGCAGCGTTATTACAGCCGTAGAAGACACTGGCACTGCATACAGATGCAGCATAAAGAACGACGACGGCACCACGGCCACTATGAACTACTGGCGGGCAGGCGACCAAGCACGCTGCCAAACTTTCAATATCAAAGCCGGAGTGTACCAAAACGTGCAAAACCGCTTTTGGTGGCGACTGGTTACAGAGGTAGGTGAAGACTATATAGACGTGTCAAAGAGTGACTACGCCGTAGACAGCGACGCGCCAGCAGTAGGCGACCACGTAGTGCAGCTGGGTAACAGAACCGACGCAGAGCG